CTTCATAAAGAAAATCATGAAGCATAATATAAGGCTGTCCTGTTAGATTATTATTTGGGTTACCAAAATAGCATTTCTTAACTTCATAGCCCTTTTTATTCAGCATCGAAATAACCGGTACAAATACATCCTCTACATAAATCACTGCATCATCCTCTGCCAGTCCATTACAATGAACCTTTGGACACTTTGTAAAATAATTATCATATACCTCTGAACAAGCTGCACACATATAAGGCATTATCATTCCTTTCTCTAGTTAATATTTTGTTGCCATTTCAATACTATTATTATATCCATATTCTCCAAAATATTTATCTTCTAATATTTTTCTTGCTTCAATTTTTTTACCAGTTAAATCCTCTCTTACTTTAATCATATTTATTCCATATCTAATATAAAGAACTCAAAATGAGAACCTACATCTACATGTGTTCTATTTTCATTATCTTCATCAATCCACATGCGCGTATAATAGATTTCAAATCCACGCTCACTACAGAAATTCTTGATAATCTTCATGGCTTGCCTATCATCATCAGCATCACCAATAAAGATTTCCTTCTTCTTGCTATTCTCAAAATATACCTTCATTTGATGCTCCTATTCATAGACTTTAAAAATTTCTCATGTTCTTTTTCGTTATAAGCTATCCTATTCGCAAATAGTTTTTTATATATTTTATTGGATGCATCACATGGGCTATCCTTTTCTCCTAATAGATTATATGAATCTTTGATATATGAAACATTCTTGAAGTTATAGAACTTCTCGCACATGAATCTTACTTCGTCTATGGATACATCATTATCAAGAGCGATAATCACCTCATTGATATTTAACGAATAGATGATTCGCCTTTGTTCTTCGCTTATTGTCTTCCCTTGAAGTGCCACCAACATCTTGTCATCTAAAGAATGCCTTTTCAATACAGACTTCTCTGATTCAACAATAACAAGATATCCTTTTTCTTCGATATCTCTTTTGTTCTCCCAAAGACCATACAGATTCAAACTTTTCTGATAACTAGGAGTGATAAAATATTTGTTGATTCCAAGTTCCTTCCAGTTCTCAACCATCGTTCTCTGATTGAATCCAAGCAGCTTCCCATCAGCCCAATACCTTAATGGAATCACCATTCTCTGATGCTTATACGAATAACATAACCCGAACTTCTTTCTGGTTTTCGGTGTAATCCCCTCTCTAAACCAATTGATATGAAGCAACGGAACATAATCCGTAATTGCTTCTTCATCTATTTCATGAATATCTTCTACGTCAACAATCATTTCGGAACTTGGTTTCAATACGTTTCTAAATACAGCTAATACTTCTTCTTTGCAATTCTTTTCTTTTATCGGTTTTTTGTATATGCCGAATTCAATATCAAAAATCTCATGTAGCCATTTTAACGCTTTAATGAAATCTATATTCTTTGTGTCTTGAATAAGATTAACAATATCCTGATGTTTATCGTAAGGTATATTTCTAGAATAGCTCATGTAATTTAAATAGCTATTATCATAAACAACAACACCCAT